AGAACATATCTAAAAATTGACACTGATAACGAAGCAGACATCCAAATTTTACAAGACCAAGAAGCTCAACATTTTGATATTGGCAGTAGTTCTAGCCAAGAAAATATAACAATTATTCAAACCGATTAAGGGATGTGTAAGAAAATCATAGCACTAATGGAATTAACAAAAGGTTTTTGGCATATTTTTATCATAGGAAGACACCCAGCACAGTTTAGACATTGGTATAGTGAATGGTGGTTGCCAACTCAATGGAGATACAATGGGGATGATTAATTTCTTTTTAATAATGTTTCTTTTAGGTTGGATGTGTTATTCAATATGGAAATGGATAGATAGAGAATTTTAATGCCAGAAGAAAACAATACTAAAACAAAAATAGACATAGCTAAACTCAAAAAAGATGTTGAGTCAACACAAGGTATAGCAGAAAGATTAAACGTTGCTATTGAACGTTTAACAGACGTATCCACATCAATCAAATCAATGTTGGCTGTTCACGCTGAAAAGATAAGTAGGCAAGAACAAGTTGATGAAATCATATTTGATAAACTCAAAGAACGAGCAGATAAAATAGATGATGTTCGCTTAGAATTGACCAGAGAGATACAATCAATTGAAAAAAGATTGTTAATAGAGATTAAGAATATCAGAATAGATATAGGTTCAAGAGTAGGTGTATTAGAAAAACACCGTTGGATTATATTTGGAGTTATATTAGCAGGTGGATGGGTACTATCTATGAATTTTGATGAAATAGTTAGACTGTTAAAGTAGAGTTTTTTTATACACGTTTAGTGGGGGAAAATAAGGGAGCAATTTTTTACACTCCAACTTTTTTCCAAACAGACTTGACTTTTTAAGTGATTCATAGTATATTATGAGATAGTGTTATGTCAAGTTATATAGATTTAAAATATATTAATGAAATATCGTCAAGATTAAATCAATTTAAAAAGAAGAATGACTATCTTTTTAACTTTAGGTGTCCACATTGTGGAGACTCAAAGAAGAGTAAAACAAAAGCAAGAGCATATCTCTATAGAGTAAAAAATGATATGTTCTTCAAATGTCACAATTGTGGTCAAGGACAAAATTTAGCAAATTTCATAAAATACTTGGATCCCAAGAAATATGGAGAATACTTATTAGAACGGTACAAAGGATCGGCACCCTCCACGCCCCAGCCTAAATTTGACTTTAAACCTTCAAAATTTAAAGAAATAAATTTATTAGATACTTGTACAAAAATAAGTAATTTGAAAAACGACCATCCTGCAAAGGATTATATTAAAAAGAGATTGATACCTACCAAATATTATGAGAAATTATATCTTGTTGATAAATTTCACAAATTTGCCAACAAGGTGAAACCAGGCATATTTAAAGAAAAGTACGAACACCCAAGATTGATTGTACCATTTTTTGATGTAACAGGTAATTTGTTTGCATTTCAAGGAAGAGCATTTGGAAACGAACAACCTAAATATATTACTATTAAACTTGATGATACAAAACAAAAAGTTTTTGGACTTGAACGTGTAAATTTTCAAAAACACGTGTACATTGTAGAAGGTCCACTTGATAGTTTGTTTTTAGATAATTGTTTAGCGGCAGGTGGCGCAGATTTGACATTGAGAATGCCTAATGACCAAGTTACATATATATTCGACAATGAACCTCGTAATAAAGAAATTATAAAACGGATGTACGCTGTTATTGAAAAAAATTATAATGTAGTTATATGGCCAAACCATATTCAACTAAAAGATGTAAACGAAATGATTGTGTCTGGAATGAGTGTGACTGAATTAAAAAATATTATTAAGAAAAATACATTTAAAAAATTAGAAGCATTAGAAAAATTAAGTTATTATAAAAAAATTTAGGGGTTAAATGGTAAATGAAAATATAAGTGTTGTGAAACGAAATGGTAGGGGTAAGGAAGCTCTTAACATTGAGAAGATTCACGAAATGGTAGAGTATGCAACAGAAGATATTACAGGCGTATCTTCATCACAAGTTGAAATGAGTAGTGGTCTACAATTTTATGATGGAATTACCACAAATGAAATTCAACAAATTTTAATCAAGTCGGCAAATGATTTAATTTCACTAGACAATCCAAATTATCAATATGTTGCCGCTAGACTATTACTCTATAGTTTAAGAAAACAATTATTTCACAAATTATGGGATCACCCACACATTTACACTCACGTTAGTGATACTGTAAAAAGAGGTGTATATGATTCTGATATTTTAAAATGGTATAATAAAAATGATTTTGATAGAATGGAAAATTGGTTAACTCACGAAAGAGATTATACTTTTACATATGCAGGTTTAAGACAAGTTATTGACAAGTATCTTGTACAAGATAGAAGTACAGGTGATATTTTTGAAACTCCACAATTTATGTATATGATGATTGCTGCTACTATCTTTGCACATTACCCAAAAAATAAAAGGATGAGTTATGTGAAAAGATATTATGATGCAATTTCAAGATTTAAAATTAATATACCTACTCCAGTAATGGCAGGTGTAAGAACACCTATTAGACAGTATGCTAGTTGTGTACTAGTTGATGTTGCAGATACATTATCTTCAATCTTCTCTAGTGATATGGCAATTGGTAAATATGTTGCTCAAAGGGCAGGTATTGGTATTAATGCAGGACGTATTAGAGGAATTAATTCTAAAATAAGAGGTGGGGAAGTACAGCACACAGGTGTTATTCCTTTTCTTAAAAAGTTTGAAGCAACTGTTAAATGTTGTACACAAAATGGTGTACGTGGTGGTTCAGCAACTGTTCATTTTCCAATTTGGCATAAAGAAATAGAAGATATACTTGTACTTAAAAACAATAAAGGTAGTGAAGATAATAGAGTAAGAAAATTAGATTATTCTATACAGTTATCTAAATTATTTTATGAAAGATTTATTAATGATGGAGATATAACATTATTTTCACCACACGAAGTACCAGAATTAATTGATTCTTGGGGTACACCAGAATTTGATAAATTGTATGAAATAGCAGAAAGAAAATTATCAATATGGAAACAGAAAGTTAAAGCACAAAGTTTGTTTATGTCAATATTAAAAGAAAGAGCAGAAACAGGTCGTATTTACATTATGAATATAGACCATTGTAATACTCACTCTTCTTTTAAAGATAGAATAACAATGTCAAACTTATGTCAAGAAATAACATTACCAACAGAACCTATAAGTCACATAGATGGAGAAGGTGAAATTGCATTATGTATTTTATCAGCAGTTAATGTAGGACTTATAAAAGATTTAGATGAATTAGAACCATTATGTGATTTAATAGTAAGGTCATTAGATGAAATTATAGACCATCAAAAATATCCAGTTAAGGCAGCAGAAATTTCTACAAGAAATAGACGAAGTTTAGGAGTTGGGTATATTGGTCTTGCTCATTATCTAGCAACATTAGGAGTAGGTTATGAAATGAAAACTGCTTGGAAAGAAGTTGATAAGTTAACAGAAGCATTCCAATATTATCTATTAAAATCAAGTAATCAATTAGCAAAAGAAAAAGGTCAATGTAAAGACTTTAAGAAAACAAAGTATTCAGACGGTATCTTACCAATAGACACCTATAAAAAAGAAGTTGATGAGATTGTATCTCGTAAATTATCTTATAAATGGGAAGAATTGAGAAAAGATATTAAGGAGTTTGGGCTACGACATAGCACACTCTCGGCTCAAATGCCTTCTGAAAGCTCTAGCGTGGTTTGTAATGCTACAAACGGCATTGAACCACCTAGAGATTATCTTTCAGTAAAGAAAAGTAAAAAGGGAACTTTAAAACAAGTTGTACCTGATTACAAAAGGTTGAAAAATAGTTATACGTTACTATGGGATATGAAATCAAATGAAGGTTACATAAATATCGTTGCAGTAATGCAAAAGTATTTTGACCAGGCAATAAGTGGTAACTGGTCATATAATCCTGAACATTATGAAGAAGGACAAGTACCATTATCTATTATGGCACAGGATTTGCTAAATACTTATAGGTTAGGTTGGAAGACTTCTTATTATCAAAATACATATGATAGTAAGAAAGATTTTGATGAACCTGTCCATCCAGTTGGTTGGAAGGATAATGTAGAAGAAACAAAACAAGACACGGAGGACTGTGAAACTTGCGTAATATAAAGGAAGCGTATGGCGTTTTTATGTGCAAATCTTCCACACACGGAAGTATTAGTTAAGAAACAATACCTGTATGATTTAGAAAAAGGATATGGAGAATTTGTACCAGGTATGTGGTGTACAGTTAAGAGTATTCAAGGTAGAGCATTATATTTTGAAACATATCTGTATGAATCAGGTGCGTTATATGATAAACTTCCTATATCAGCATTTGTTTGGAAAAAAACTAAAGAAGATTTACCATTAACAGAATTACAGTTATGGGATTGTTTTTCTTATGATATTGCTGTTATTGAAAAACAAGTTGTAAGTGGTAATAGATGTAGTTATCTATCACCTAATAAGAAAGTGTATGAAGGAAATTATATGTTTAGTATAGATAATTGTTGTGCAACTAATAGGGAATTAAATGTAAGTTATAGTGAAACACCAAGTCAACATAAATCATTTAACATAGTTAAATTAGATAATGGACATTTTGCTGCTCAACCTAACAATAGAGTTTTATTTTATGATAAATCATTAACACCTAGCAAATTAACTAAACCAGATTATAAAACATCTACAAGAGAGTTTAGTGTGGATGATAAAAGTAAATGGACAGCAGGAGATAGTGATAAACACCATTATGATTTAACAGAATCAGAAAGAATGCAAGACCAATTGGAACCGATAAATGGCTAGAAGTGTATTTAATACAGAAAAGAATTTAGACTTTACAAAACAACCTATGTTTTTTGGTAAGAGTTTACAAGTACAAAGATATGATAATATGAAGTATCCTATCTTTGATAAACTTTGTCAAAGACAATTAGGTTATTTTTGGAGACCTGAAGAAATATCTTTGCAAAAAGATATAGCAGATTATAAAGTTTTATCTGAACAAGGTAAATTTATATTTACATCTAATTTAAAATATCAAACAATGATGGATAGTGTACAAGGACGAGGTCCTTGTTTGGCATTTTTACCATTTGTATCTATACCTGAATTAGAAAGTTGTATAATTGCTTGGGATTTTATGGAAAGTATTCATAGTCGCTCTTATACATATATTATTAAAAATTTATATTCTAACCCTAGTGAAGTTTTTGATACTATTATTACAGATGAAAAGATTGAAAGTAGGGCAAATAGTATTACACAAACGTATGATGATTTAATGCATTTAGGTTATAAATGGGTATTAAAACCTGATAGTGTTGATATGTATGAGTTAAAAAAGAAATTATATTTAACGTTAATGACAGTTAATATATTAGAAGGTTTAAGATTTTATGTTTCTTTTGCTTGTTCATTTGCATTTGGTGAATTAAAGATGTTAGAAGGTTCTGCTAAAATACTTTCATTAATTGCAAGGGATGAAAGTTTACATTTATTAATAACACAAAGAATACTTAACAATTATCGTGAACTAGAACACGATAAAACTATGAACAAAGTGATGAGAGATTCAGAAAAAGAAGTTTATAAAATGTATGAACACGGAGTAGGACAAGAGAAACGTTGGGCAACTTATTTGTTTTCAAAAGGTTCTATGATAGGTTTATCAGAAAAATTGTTACATCAATATATAGAGTATATGGCAAATCGTAGGATGAAAGCAATTGGATTAGAACCACAATATGACCAAAAGACAAACCCATTACCTTGGGTAGACCATTGGTTAAATAGTAGGTCATTACAAAATGCACCACAAGAAACAGAAATTGAAAGTTATGTTATAGGTGGAATTAAACAAGATGTACAAAAAGACCAGTTTAAAAAATTTAAATTATAATTGAATATATTATTATGAATTTAGATGATTTAACTAAAAAATATAAAAGGTATTGTGGTAATTGTAATACAAGGTTTTCTATTGTATATGATGAAGATAAAACAGAACAACGAGTGACTGTGTGTCCGTTTTGTAGTTATGAACTGGAAGATGAAGATGAACAAGAAAAAGAGGTAAGTGAAAATGAAGATGAACCAAGTTGGGATTGATTATAGTATGACAAGTCCTGCAATATGTGTAACAGATGACTTTATATTTGAACATAGTCGTTTTTATTTTCTTACTAATAAGAAGAAACATTTAGGTATATTTGGTAATATAAATGGTTCTGAACATCAACCATATACAGACCCTATCCAAAGATTTACTCAAATTTCTGATTGGGTTTTAAAAGTTTTACGTTTATATCACCCAGGAAACCATACTGTTGGCATTGGACCATCAATAGCAATAGAAAACTATTCTTATGGTTCTAAAGGTAGAGCATTATTTCAAATAGCAGAAAATTGTGGTATACTTAAATATAGATTATTAGAACAAAAATGGAGTTATAATGTTATTGTACCAAGTGTTGTTAAGAAACTTGCTACAGGTAAAGGTAATGCAGATAAAGAAATGATGTATGAACAATTTTGTAAAGATACAAAAACAAATTTAAAGAAATTATTAGATACAGCAAAAGCAGGCAATCCAGTATCAGATATAGTTGATAGCTGGTATATAGCAAAGGCAAATTATGGGACCATTTAAAATTTTAATATTAGCATATCTTATTGGTATGGATCCAGTTGCAACGCAACAAACGTTTCAAATGCAAGGGTATTATCCAACTATGGAAGCGTGTAAGGAAGAATTACTTAAACAAAAACCTGATAAAAGATATGAAGTGATGAACGAGTTTGTTATAGATGGAGAGTTTAAATGGGATTGGTTAGTTGCAGGATGTAAAAATGATGATACAGGAGAAGTATTTAAACTATATCCAACATATCCTAAAGGCAAACCAAAAGAATTACAAGGTATTGAATTAGACCTTGATGAAATAAACATATGAAAATTTTACGAGCAAAAAAACACATTACGTGCCAGCATAAACCTTTGAATCGTATTGCACCTGAAGTAAAATTAGCAAGTGTAAATGATTTGATGTTAACTGCTAATCTTGATTGGATGAAAAAAAGATATTTAAATTTTAAAAATAGTATTGAAGGTGCAGGTATGATATATCCAATTATCTATACAGACCTAGAACATTATTGGTTAAAAGAAAAAAGATGGCCGAAAGATAAAGATGGTAATTGTATACCTGGACTTGCAGTACATACAGGTAATAAAAGAGTTTATTGGGCAAAACAAAATGGTTATACTCATATTGAAGGATATTATGTAGAGAGTAAAGAAGAACAAGCTGCTATTGTTAAACAAACATTTATATTGAAGGAATCATACCCAAATGTATAAACCATTACCAGATGGATTAATAATTAAAAAATCTTCTATAGAAGGTCAAGGATTATTTACAACAAAGTTTATTGAGAAAGATGTAAAGTTAGGTTTATGTCATATACTTGTTGATGGAGAAATTATAAGAACACCGTTAGGTGGTTTTGTTAATCATAGTGATAACCCAAATTGTATAAAGATAAGAGGAGTACTAGGACTTAAAGAGGTTGAACAAACTAATAAGTATTTTTTATATACTAGAAAACCTATAAAGGCGTGGGAAGAATTAACTGTAAAATATACTTTTTATAAGATAGAGGAAGATAAAGATAATACTGTAAATGCTCCTATGATGGAACTTGAATAATGTTAAAAATAGTTAGTTTAGGAACTTCTAATGCGATATCTGCTATTGCATTTGCAATAAAGCAATGGGGTAGGAAACAAAATTTATCAATTTATAGAATTTTTAAAAAACCAGGTAAAGCTTTATCTGAAGAGGATGTAGATAATTTAAAAAATTGTGATGCTTATTTGGTTGATGGAACTTGGGGCAGTACAAGTCCTCAAAGACAAAAATATAAAACAGTTGATATTCAAAAAGACCAGGATGGAAAAATTATAGATTTTAAGAGATTTGCCTGGATGGAATATATAAATCTCCAAGCTAATCTTCTATCAAAAAAATATAATAAACCATTATTAGTTACTGAAAGTGCAACATTAAGTAGAATTAAATGTAATTACATAGACATTTGGTATAAAAAATCACCTCCAAGATATTACCGTATGGGATTAGGTCAATGGACATATGGAAAAACTAAATGGTGTAAGGTAAGTGAAGTTGTTGAACAAAAGTCTGCTACATACCCACACGATTATGAGAGTAATAAGTGGGGGAGTTTAAAAAGATTAGATAGTATGATTCATTTAACAGAAAGACATAATCCAGATGTACAGATAGATAATATATACAATCATCAATGGAAAAATAATAAAGATAAAGATGGTGTAGTTTTAATTGTGCCTGGTTTAGAACACGACCCAACATCTTCTATTCCTGTATCTGAATTTATTAAAACTAGTGTTGAAAAAGTTATAAAAGCAACCACAAGAAAAATTTTAGTTAAACCACACCCACATAGTAAAATTGTAATTCAAGATTTAGTGAAAGATGTTGAAGTTGTGCCAAAAAATATACCTTTAAATTCTATTATAGATAAGGTTTATTGTGGAGTGTTAGGAGAAAGTACAAGTATTTTTCAACTCATTAATTTAGGAATACCTTGTATTACTTCACAATATAATTTTGGAGTTGAATTAAAAAATACTAATATTGATAAGATAGAAGATTTATATTATGCTACACCTAAAGAACTTTTAGACTGGTATAAAATGGTATCTTATACAGAATTTACTATCCAAGAATTTGATTCACCTTTGATTTTTCCTTATATAAAGGAATTGATACAATGAAGACAGCATTGATTACAGGTATAACAGGACAAGATGGCGCTTATCTAGCGAAACTATTATTAAATAAAGGTTATAAAGTTTATGGTGGACAAAGACGAAGCACATCACCAAAACATTGGCGATTAGATGAAATGGGAATAACAAAAGATATTGAGTTTGTTGAATTAGATGTTATGGACCAAGCAAATATAAGAAGAGCAATAGAAGATACAAAACTAGATGAAGTTTATAACTTAGCGGCACAATCATTTGTATGGTTATCATTTAAACAACCAGAACTTACTACTTTAATTGACGCTGTGGGGTGTTTAAGAATATTAGAAAGTATAAGACAAGTAAATCCTAAAATAAAATTCTATCAAGCCAGTACAAGTGAACTGTATGGTAAAGCATTTGAAACTCCACAAACAGAAACAACTAGATTTTGGCCTAGGTCTCCATATGGTGTTGCAAAATTATATGCTCATCATATAACAGTTAATTATAGAGAGTCGTATGATATGTTTACGTGTTGTGGAATATTATTTAATCACGAAAGTGCCCATAGAGGTGAAGATTTTGTAACTAGAAAAATATCAAAAGGTTTAGCATTGTGGAAAAGTAATGGCGCACCTATTGTTTTAGGAAATTTATATGCAAAGAGAGATTGGGGACACGCTGAGGATTTTGTTAGAGGTATGTGGCAAATGTTACAACACGATAAACCTGATGATTATGTTCTAGCAACTGGTAAAATTCATACAGTAAAAGAATTTGCAGATATGGCATTAGATTATCAGGATCTCCCACATTATTGGAAAGATGAAGAGTGTTTTACTAAAGTAGGTAAACTTAAACTTATTACTACAGATAAGAAACATTTAAGACCTGCTGAAGTAAATGTATTACAAGGTGACGCAAGTAAAGCAAAAAAAGTATTAGGGTGGGAACATAAACATAATGTAGAAAGTTTAATGAAAGAAATGGTTGATGCTGATAGAAAAAGATATTTTAAGAGACCAGATGAAATATAAAGGAACAATAACATTGTTAGTAGTTATTTGTATAATAACAATATACTTGATGTTAAGGTTTAAAGGATTAATATGAAGATACAAAGGAAATGGAAGATAACATTAATAGTAATAGTAGTGATATTGTTATTACTATGGTAGGATAATGGCTAGTAAAATATTTATAACTACGTATAATATGAGGTTGTATAAAGCGTATGCTAATCAATTGATAACATCATATTTAAAAACAAAGCAAACAAAACCTATGTATGTTTTTGTTGAAGATGACCCTAAAAAGTATCCACAAGAAAATAATGTACATTATATAAACTTATATGATGAAGAACCAGAATTACGAAGATTTGTAGAAAGAAATAAACATAGAGTAGCAAATAATTTTTATGAAGAAGCAATAAGATTTAGTTATAAAGTATTTGCTCAATCAGCGGCGAGAAAATATGGAGAAAAAGTTTATTATGTAGATAGTGATTGTGTTTTTACAGCACAGATACCTAATAGTTGGTATGAGTGTTGTTTACCAGATAATATATTTTTAGCGTTTTATAATAGAACTAAACAATATACAGAAACAGGTTTTGTAGCGTTTAATAATATGCGGAAGGTATCATTACAATTTTTTAAAGACTATAAAGATTTTTATGTTAAAGATACAGTATATAAAATACAAAGATTAGGTAAGAATTTTTGGACAGATTGTCATACGTTGGATGGTACTAGACAATTGTATCAAAATAATCCTGAATATAGTGAATATAAATTAGGTGACGGACAAATTGGACACATTATAGCAAGGGATCAATTTATAAACCCATATATAGACCATAGAAAAGGTAGCAGAAAAGAACAACAGCATAGTCCAGAATGGAGCAGACATAGCTATTCTTCTCCATATAGTCCAGAAAGGGGGAGATATAAAGGGTGATTAATATTTTTATTGGTTATGATAGTGAGGAGAAGGTTGCTTTTAATGTACTTTCATATAGTATATTAAAACATAGTACTAGACCTGTATCTATTACACCATTATATTTAAAAAATATAAAAGATAATTTTACTAGAGAACGTAGTAAAATAGAATCAACTGAATTTAGTTTTAGTAGATTTATTGTACCACATCTTATGAATTATAAGGGTTGGGCATTGTTTATGGATTGTGACCAGTTAATGTTAACAGATGTTGCTGAATTATGGAGATTAAGGGATGAAAGATATGCTATACAAGTATGTAAACACGATTATGTACCTAGAAAACAAAAGAAATTTTTAGGGCAAGTACAAACAATATATGAAAAGAAAAATTGGTCAAGTGTTATGTTAATGAATTGTGATAAATGTACAGCACTAACACCTGATTATGTAAATAGTGCAACAGGTCTACAATTACATCAATTTAAATGGTTAGAAAATGATAGTTTAATAGGTGAGTTACCATTAGAGTGGAATTGGTTAGTTGGTGAATATGAAAAAAAAGAAAAGGTTAACAATGTACATTTTACAGAAGGTGGACCCTGGTTTGTAGATTATTTACATTGTGATTATGCTAAAGAATGGCAAACATTAAAAGAAGAAACTACACAAATTAATTTAATAAAATGATACAAGGATTATTAACAAGACCTAAAACAGATGAAATTGTAAGTGCATTTGTTGAAAATGGTGCAGGAGGAACTTTCCATACAGATGGACCTAAATTTAAAAGTGTAGATTTAAATAAACCCATTGCTTGTTTTGGAGTATTAAGAGGCACAGGTGAGATAATTAAAAAGGCAAAGTCAGATGTATATTATTTTGACCACGCTTATCTATTTGGTAATAGACATAATCCCTCTAAAGAGTTTGATGAAAAAATATACAGATTAACTAAAAATTGGCAACATATTGTAACTATAAAAAAACTTACAGATAAAGATAAAAATAGAATAGAAAAATATAAACCTTTTATTAATATAAAACCTTGGAAGAAATCAGGTAGAGATATAATATTTTGTGATATATCTCCATATGTTTGGGATTATTATACAACTAAACACTATAGTATGAAGCATTGGTATAATCAAACACTAGGACGTGTTAAACATTTATGTAATAACCGTTTAGGTCCTTGGAATTATATAGGTAGACCAAAACCACTCCCATACTCACGTGAGGTTAGTGTGGGTAAATCAACACCTTTAGATGTTCATTTGCGTCACGCATATGCAATTGTAACATTTCAATCAACTATTGGTATTACAGCACTATTAGAAGGTGTACCACATTTTTGTGATGTAACATCAATGTGTGCTCCTGTATCAAGAACTGGTAGGGGTGAATCGTCTGTTAGTAAAATAAAAGATCCATTTTATCCAGATAATAGAAAAGAATGGATTGATTCATTATTAGCAAATCAATTTACAATGTCAGAAATTAGAAACGGAACAGCGTGGGAACACGTTAAAGATATTGAAGGAGAAAAAATAGCGAAGACACACGAAGATTATCAAGTGCCTAGGGGCTTGGAAATCTATTTGGATTACTTTCGCAAGAATAAAAGATGATATGAGATTAGATAACGAAATAAAATTAGATTATAAAGACGTATTATTAAAACCAAAACGTTCAACATTATCATCAAGAAAAGATGTTAAAATGACAAGGTCATTTACGTTTAGGCATTCAGGTGAAACGTATGAGTGTTGTCCAATTATAGCGTCTAATATGGATGGTGTTGGTACATTTAGTATGGCGAAAGTTATACAAGAATATAAAATGATGACTGTTATTACAAAGATAACAACAATAGAACAATGGAAAAAAGCAATTGGTGAAGGTATTAAATTAAAGTATCTTTCAGTATGTACAGGCACAGGTAGATTATGGAAAGAAGACGCTGAAGATTATAATACATTGCAACACGTATTAAATAATTATCCAGATGTTAAGTTTATTACTATAGATGTGGCAAATGGATATCATACAAATTTTTCAGATTTTATAGCAAAAATAAGGGATGAATATCCAGATAAAACTATAATTGCAGGTAATGTAGTGACAGCAGAAATGACCGAAGAGTTAATTATAAGAGGTGCAGACGTAGTTAAAGTAGGTATTGGACCAGGTAGTGTATGTACAACTAGAACAATGGCAGGTGTAGGAGTACCTCAATTTAGTGCTGTAATGGAGTGTGCTGACGCTGCTAATGGTGTTGGTGGTCATATAGTTGCAGATGGTGGATGTAATATGCCTGGAGATATTGCAAAAGCATTTGGCGCAGGTGCTCATTTTGTAATGTTAGGTGGTATGTTGGCAGGACATAATGAATCAGAAACAGAATTAAAAGATGGTAAAAGAGAATTTTATGGGATGAGTTCCGATAGAGCAAGAGAGGTACACGGTAAAAGAAAAGATGGTTATAGAGGTAATGAAGGACGAGCAGTTATATTATCTGATAGAGGATCTGTAAAAGAAACAGTTGAAGATATATTAGGTGGTGTTCGTTCAAGTTGTACCTATATTGGTGCAAGACGATTAAAAGATATACCTAAATGTGCAAGTTTTGTTAGATGTGTACAACCATTAAATACAGTATTTGAATCATATGAATAAACTTATAGAAAATCAAATAAACGCTACATATGCGGATTCGCAGATGATTGAGGTTAAAGGCGGTACAGTTAAAAAGATATTTAATTATGAAGAAGAAGATAATTTTGCCCTTTTAAAAAATGAAGTTTTTTGGCTTAATTGTTTAAAAAGTAAATGGGTGCCTGAATTATTAGAAGTTGGTAATAATTATGTTATTACTAGTTTTTATGGACCAGATTTAACTAAAGTTCATTATTTAAGTAGACCTAAAGATTTAGCAAGTCAAACTTTAGAAATGTATAAATTTTTTAAAGATAAAAATGTATTTAAACTTAATGGAGCTTTACGTAATATGACATTAAATAAAGGACAATTGGTAGCATTTGATTTTAAATGGGCTAGATTCCGTACAAATAAGTATAAAAACTATGAAATTTTTAGTTATGAGAAATGGCTATCTAAAATAGATATTGAATTAGTTGAAAAATTAAAATTATTAATATGACAGAAAATACTTTTAAAATATATGACAATGCAATGTCACTTGAAGATTGTAAAAAGATTATTGAACTCTTTGAAACGAATAAAGACCAGATTAGTAAATTTAATACTGGACGGAAAGAATATACTGAAATTGATATAGATAAATTTAATACACCTTGGAGTGAAACTAAAGAAAAATATTTATCTATGATGAAAATGTATATGCATAAATTTATGAAAGATTTGAATATACATAAGGGCGATTTTCCACCAATAGTTGATATGGAAAACATAAGAATAAAAAAATATTTACCTAATGATAAAGATGAATTTAAAATCCACACTGATATAAGACGTGCTCTTTCAGCAAACCGTTTTTTAGTTTATATTTTATATCTTAATGATGTTGAAGAAGGTGGTGAAACATATCTTCCAAAGCAGAATATAAAAGTTAAACCAAAGGCAGGAAGATTATTAATGTTTCCTCCTTTTTGGACTCACCCACACGCTGGATTAAAACCAATTAAAGGAACAAAATATGTTATAATGTCTTATTTACATTATGGTGATACTGTTAATTATAAAATCAAAAATGAAACTGGAAAAGTAGTTAATTCCGAAAACTTTGGACTTAAACCTTGGCAATGAACATTTATCATAAAATAGCGTGGGATAAATGTTTATCCAATCAGATGTGGCCTGCCTTTCAAAAAGGTTGGCCTGAAACAGATAAACCTGTACATTTCTTTTGGGGTCTAGCAGGACAAAATAAAAAAAATATTAAAGAGTGTATGGAGAAAGGTGAGGAATGGTGGTATGTTGATGTTGGATATTTAACACAACAAATTACACGATATCCAGAACCTAAAATACACGATTATGATAAGACTTATTTTAGAATAGTTAAAGGTGGATTACATACAATTAGATGTAGAGTAGGTCCAGGTGTTAGATTACAGAAATTAGAAAGTCAAGGTATAGATGTTCAATTTAGGGGTTGGAATACAGGTGAAACTACTCATATATTAATTTGTCCATCTTCCGAAACTGTTACTTATGAGATTAATGGTGTATCACAAACTCAATGGGTAGACCAAGTAAGAAAAGATTTAGCATTATATACTGATAAGCCAGTTGTATTCAGAAATAAACCAAGACCTGGTAACAAATGGTGGGGTAAAGATATTAAGGATGATTTAAAAAATTGTCATTGTTTAGTAACTAATATGAGTTTAGCTGCTATTGACGCTATCTTAAATCAAGTACCTGTTATATGTCATAAAAGGAACATTGCTTCATTTGTATCATCAAGAGATTTAAAGTTTATAAACAAACCAATGAAACCTGGAAGAAAGACTATAAATGAATGGTTGAAAATGGTAGTAGAAAATCAGTTTACAATAGGTGAGATAGAAACTGGTATTGCATATAAGACTTTTCAAGGTCAAATGGTATGATAAATGTTGTATGTGTATATTATGGCTTAAAATATCCATTAGATTATGTACAAGTGTTATATAATATGGTGCAAAGGCATTTAACAGTACCTCATAAGTTTATTTGTTTTTCTGACCACGTAAAACCTCAAAAGTTACTAAAAGGAGATATTACTTTTAGAAAGTTTAAACACCACGATTATGATGGTTGGTGGAATAAACTACAATTGTTTAGTGAAGAGGCACATTTAACAGGACCTTGCTTATACTTGGATTTAGATATCGTGATTTTAGATAACATTGATGAAATAGCAACGTTTGGTGATGATATGACATTTGGGGTTATTAATGATTTCAACCCTAACACGAAAGAGTTTAATTCAAGTGTAATGAAATTTAACAATGATGTTGCAACGAAAGTAATATGGAGTAAGTTTTTAGAAAATAAAGCTAAACTAATGGAATTACAAGGTGACCAAAATGTGATGTCAAAACTAATAAAAGGTAATGATAACCTAAAAGTTATGCCAGATGAATGGACGTTTTCTTACAAATGGTTTAGTAGAACTGACCCTAGATTTGGTAAAACTAGATGGACATTTGAAAAAAAACCAAATACTAAAATTGCTGTGTTTCACGGTCACCCAAGACCCCACGAATCCGAACAAAAATGGGTTCAAAAAGAGTGGAATTAGAACAAAACAAGAACGAAATAATCAAAAAAGTCAGTAAAATCAACACTTTTTAGTGCTTGACTTCCATTAAAATCTCCTGTATTATATACACATATGATTAAGAAAAACACTATAATACAAACCTACTCAACAATTAAAAAAAGATACTATACAAGAAAAGTTTACTCACTTGACAATTCTGTAAACTATTATAGACCTATGCTTAGAAAAGAAAAAGGTAAGGTATATTTTGCAATGCAAAAGACAAAACAAGTGAAATATAAAAAAGAAGACGCCATATTTAAATCTACTGATATGTCCGCTGCTGATAATATGATAAGTGAAATCAACTTTGACAGTATCATTGCAAAAAAACAGATAAAAGACAAAATCACTCAAGCTCTTACTTATTTAACACCTAGAGAAGAAAGAATTTTAAGAATGAGATTTGGTGTAGGAATGAATACCGACCATACTTTAGAAGAAGTTAGTTTAAAATTATCTGTAAATGCAGAAAGAATAAGACAAATTGAAGCCAAGGCTTTGAGAAAGTTAAGTTACTATTGTAAAGACTTTAAAGAACTACTGGAAGTTGCATAATGATTAAACAAGAACAAAACAAGAACAAAAAAGTTTATTTTTATCTTGACTTCCACATAAAACTCCTGTATAATATACACATATGATTAAGAAAAACACTATGAACAATTTAAAAGAAAAATCAATGAATACAATGAATCTAGTTTATGCTAGAGAAATGAAAGATCCAGAATCAAAGTATGGTGATACATTTTATTCATATAATACAATCTATAGAAATATGCCTATAGACCTTGAAAAGAAATCAAAACTAGAATCTACATTTACAAAATTAAAAGAATATTGTGACAAAAATACTAAAGACAAACCAGCAAACGATTTAAATTCATCTAAAGTAGAAATAATGTTTGGAAAAGAATATTATGAAACTTTTGGTGACATATATCCAGATGTTTGCGATACAAAGGATTGGAAAAGTTTATATAACGATTATGGTCAACTATCTAATGGTAGACAATTCTTTAAAAAAGACTATAATCCACAACTAACAAAGGAGTACAAATAATGGGTGCAGTAAAAAATATGGCTTGGGATCAAGCAACTGAATTTTTATCTAAAGTTGAAGTTGATTTAACTAACGGTGAAATCACTAAAGAGCAAGCTTTAGACAAATTAACAAAAACCAATTACAATATAGCACTTGAAGGTATCACTGATTCAGATGACGCTGAAGAGTGGATTGATATTGTTGTTAAAGAAACACAAAGTAAAGTACAAAAATTAAGAGAGGAGGCAGTAATATGAGTAAAATTGATACAGACATTTATGTTAATAAAGAAGATATTGGTAAAAACCTTTATAAAAAGAAAACTTACTATACTCTTTGCATAGAACAAGAATGCCTTGCTAATAATCAAGATGAAGCAGACACTAAATTAAGTGATTGCGGAATCAATCACGAAAAAGTTAATAAAGAATTAACTGAAACTAAAGATGGTGTTGAAACCTATATGGTAGACGCTAACTATACAGATTCAGGTAAAACTGAATATGTTGCTAAAGTAGTTTATGATGACTATGACGGTTTAGAAAACGCTAAAGAAAACGGTGATGTTGAACTATCTACTTATGCAGATGAAACCGATGTCATTAATGACAAAGGCGAAGTTGTTAAAGATGATGGCAAATGTATAAATGATTTTGTAAAAGAAAAAGCAGAATCAGAACCAGTACCATTTTAATATGACATTAGAAGCAGGACTATTATTATTTTTATTAGGAATGACCCTCACAATAGTGGGGTTGTTTCTTGCTTATTATTATGGAGATAAACCAAAAGATAAAAACGAAGTACCTGAAGCATTAAGAGATTTATTTGGGAAGAAATATAACAACAACAATAATAATGATAAAAAATTATGAAAAAAATTATAATGGTTATAGCACTTATTCTTTGGGGAGTATTTTTTTATACTCAATTAAGAGCAGAAGAAGATTTAATTAAAGGAAGAAATGAAATACAACGAAGATAAAATATTAAAAGAAGTTTTAGAATATATTAAAGGTACATATTCAAAACATTATTCAACTACTAAAGAAGGTTTCCAAGTACAAGATATATTAAGACATTTAGATATAGACAAAGATTTTAGTTTATCAAATGCAATAAAATACCTTATGAGATATGGTAAAAAAGATGGAAAAAACAAATTAGATTTATATAAAGCAGTACATTATATTGTATTGTTAATATCAAGTGAACAAAATGGTAAGAAATAGTATTATATACAAAAAAATGAAATTCTTTTATCTTGTAGATAAAGAAGATAAAAGTATATGTGATAAGTGCGGTAATGTATTACTACCTGCAAGTGAAAGATTATCTATTGAAGGTGACACATATAAAGCAGCGGAATATTTAATTAAAGGAAAAAACGAAGTGCAAGAGTATATATTAAAAAAAGATTTAAGACAAAGAATAGGAGGAACAACGTTATGAACATAAACGGTATGGAAACAAAAGTTGATGTTATACAATCAGTTATTGATAATATAGACAACAATGATTTGGCAACTGCTAAGGATTCTTTAGAACTTTTAAAAGAAGTTGAAGAAGGATTTGTTGCTGACGCTTCAACAAATGTTGGAGATACAGTGGATGATGTTAATAATCCAGACTTTGAACATTATGCTGGAAGATATGGCAAATCAGTAAAAGAATGGAAAGAAGAAGCATTAAATCCAAATGGAAAATATGTTCTAGTTGAAAATAGTAAAGAACCAGAAGATTCAAAGGTTGATACTATGATTCAATTAGAAAACGAAGCAAAACAAGGAAAATAAAGAAAGGTAAATAATGAACAAAGAAAAAATGATAGAAGAGTTAAGAAAGATATTAAGAGTTTATCATTATGATAGTAAAGAGCAACAAATGAGTAAAGATGTTGTAACAAGTTTAGAAAACTTGTTGGGTGGTATGTTGAAAAAACAATATGGATAATTATGAAATGGTTGTCTTAATCGGCTCTATTATTTTAATGGGTTGTTTAGTTTATATGATATTTCTTTCAAATGAAATGAGTTTAATTCTTGAAAGATTATTAAAAAGAACTAAAGGACTTATGAATAAAGTAGAAAAGATTAGTAAAGAAACAGATAAGGATAATCACAAATAATGGGAAAACACACTATAGCAGACTATGGGATGTGCTTAGAATCGCCGCCTATGACGTTGCTAGAACGTTTAAAAGTGCAAAAAACGAGTAAAATAGAGGTTAATCTTACTATTGACATTTAAAGAGATTTAATGTATAATAATAACAATAATTGAAAAATAGGGAGAAAATTATATTATGAGTGCTATATACAACAAAGATAACGTATGGAAAGAGTTTAATATTGCAAAAGCAAAAGATATTATACTATCAAAAAAGAAGTTAGACGAAGATAAAGAAAACGATATCCACAAAAATCGTATTAAATTTTGTAAAGAACACGCAGAATTAATGAAACAATCACCAACAAGTTATGAACACGGATTAAGAATTAATTTTGACAACTTATTGAAAGCATATGAGAGTCCTAATCCTAGAGACCATTTTTATATGTCAGTATTCGGTAAAACGTATGCAGAAAAAATGGCAGAACAAGAAGAAGAACCAGATATAGATGAGAAAAAATCAAAATAACGAAATATTAGACCCTATGCAAACTGTATGTGATAATTTCCACGAGTGGATTCAAAAGGAAATGAAACAGTATGATCCAGTAATGGTTCAGATGACAGTATTAGGTCAAATGTTAAAAATTATGAAGTCAATAATGCCTGCAAAGGATTATGACGGAATGATGGATACGGTTTATCAATCAAAAGATAAGATTGAACCGTTTAAAAAACACTTATTACATTAAGGAGGAAAATATGAATAAGTTTACAACAATTATTGTCGCTCTTATGTTAACTGGAACAGTTGCATTAGCAGAAGACAATATAATTACAAGTAAGATTAATGATGTATCAAACACTGTTAAAACATTTGTAGTTAATGAGAAGGAAAAGACAATTGCATATCAAAAGAAGTCTTGGGAAGAAGCAAGAGTGCAATTAGCAGGATTATTTCAAACATTATCAAATCTATTTAACAGGAATAAAGAAGATAATAATGGATGATTTTCACGTAACAAGTCCTAATGATGGAACACATTGGATTAGACCAGTATCCGCAAGTGCGGAAACTTGGTGGCAGAAAAATAATATGAGTAAATTTGTTGTTGATAATAATGAAGAACATTATATTGTAATGAGTAAAGACGGAAGGAACATTTGTGAACAAATACGCAAAACTAATATGTCTATTAGCGATTAGTTTATTTTTAACTAATTGTGCGAATAGGTCACATACAGGTGCTGTCTTGGGTGCAACAACAGGAACAACTTTATGTTTACAGTACATATCAGACAATCCATATTTGATTGCTACGTGTGCTGTAGGCGCTGCCTTTGCAGGTGCAGAAATTTTATATAAAGGGGATCAAGACGTACATAATGCCGTATTTGTAGACCATTTGAATACAAGTGGGTATGGGTCTTCATATACGAATTGGTATAATTCATCAACAGGAAATGGTGGCATAATTCATATAACAAAATCTTATATGGTTGGACCTATTAAATGTAAAGATTATGACCATACAGTAGATATAACAAATAGATGGCCAATGATAGGTATTGGTGGAGTGAATAGAGAAGTAGTATTTGGAAGTGCTTGTCAGTTACCAGATGGACAATGGATAGAAAAACCAGATGGAGTTAATTAATGCATAATACAGATAAAATTGTAGTTACAACAATATTCATAGTATTATTACTATGTGCATATGCAGTAAGTGGTGCTCAAGCGGCAAACTCATTATGTGTAGATTGTGATTTAAATAAAAAAGAATTTAAGAAAACTGCTGAAGTAATGGAAATAGAGTGGCATAATCCAGATGGAACTATACAACGTAGTGTAAAAGTTGTAGATGGTTCTCAAAAAATATTATATGATAATGTTAAACCAGTAAATAATGACGCTAACCAATTTTGTTATGTAAAAGTTATTATTAAACAAGAATCAAATGGAAATATTTCAAAAGAAGAGAAATTATATTGTTCCGATGGGAGAAGTGGTGTATCAGATACACCTTCTTATTGGGAACTTTTTGCCCAATTTTACTACCGTGATATTGCTACACCAGAGTATTGTAGATTTTACAGTAGAAAAAATCACGCTTTTAAATCGTTCGGAAAAGTGTGTTTAAATGAGAACGGAGAATGGAAGGTAAAATGATAAAAACTATTATCATAATTGTGCTTCTGTTAGTAATTGTATATGGAGTTAGTGCTTCAGACTTTTTGGGCTATGCTCAATCCAGCATTGACTTAATACAAGAACTATTATATAATGTACAAAGGAGTGTGAAAAACTAATGAACAAATACATTAAGATTTTATCAGTTACAGTACTAGGTCTATTATTGACGAATTGTGCTGGTAATTATAAAATCAAAAATGAAACTGGAAAAGTAGTTAATTCCGTTCCAAAATGGTATATGGCCGATTTTTCTGAAACTAAAGCTTGCGATATTGCAAGATTTGGTAAAGATAAAGAAAAAGAATGTATCTTTGGAGTTGGAACATCTGTTAGTCCAAGTTTGAATCTCGCTATTGAAAAAGCAAAAATGATTGCGAAAGCAGAAATTGCTGATATAATCAAAGGCGAAATGAACAAGCAGTCTAAACAGTTTATTACCGAAATAGGTAAACATAACAGTAAGACGGTTGTTAGTGAAGTGGAATCTGTATTGGTCAATGTAATTAAAGATACACCAGTTAGAGGCTATGAAATTTTTGCTCAAGATGTAACGTTAACAAAAAACGGTTACTATAGAGCTTGGATTGGTTTGAGATTGCCATTAGGTGAATACAACAAAATGTTCAACTATACAATAGCACAAGCTACAGACGCTTATAACTTAAAGTATCACGCTAACAAGTCATTTGAAAACCTTATGAAAAAGGAATCAGATAATGATGAGTCAGCAAATACTAATTAAAAATATCACAGTATATACAAAAGAAAATTGTGTGTACTGTGTTAAGGCGAAGGCCTTGTTAAAAGGCCTTGGCCTAGAATTTCAAGAAAAGAAACTAGAAGAATTTAAATCTGTTGACGCAATGATAACAGATATAGGAAAAAAAGTACGTGCAATGCCACAAATTAAAATAGATGATAAATTAGTTGGTGGTTATAATCAACTTATAGAATATTTTAATGATAAGAAATTAGTTAATTACAAAGGTGAGATAATACGTGAACAATAAGGATAAAGATAAAAAGAAAAGTGCTAAAATAATTTTATTTCCACAAAGTAAAATCAAAAAGAAAATAACTAAACCTCAAGATTCACCTTTTGCATTAAGATTAAAAGAACAACAAACTAGAGAATTTATAGAAGGTAATGTAGATGAAATTGGGTTTGATTTATTAAAGAAATTTGTAGATATGGGTTTAAAAACAACTAAAGAATCATTTACAAAAGACCTTGCATTGGTAATTGATTGTATAAGAGGTTTAATTTATAGAGATTTTAATATGGCACACGCTGCTCAATTACTTGCAAATAAAATGGTATCAGTAAGATTTAATAGAGGTGGTAAAGCTTCATCAGCAAGGATAGATTATTCAGATTTTTTAAAAGACCAAATGAAAAAACAAAAACCAACAAATGTTTTTAATAAAGAATTAAAAGAAGAGTTAAACGATTTAAGGGATGGGTCAGATATGTTTGAATCCGATATGGATTTAAATGGTAATAAACCACCTGACAAACCCAAATGAATTCCGTAGAAGGAATAGTCCCAGCGGACTTTAAATGCAATAATAAAGGAGAATTAAACAATGTTTAATTTTAAATGGTTCGGAAAAAAAGACGAACTTAAAGTTGTGGGAACTCGTAAGAGAGTACTACACACTAGAGGCAGAAAAGCCTTTTCAAAAACAAAAAAGGTGATGAGCCTTTTAGAGCAAGGCAAACCTGTAACTTGGAAAACTTTGAGAAACAGATTTGACCTTCGTTCACCACGAGCAATGGTGGATAAATTAAGATCCAGAGGTAATATGATATATATTAATAAAGGATCTAAAGGTACTTCGTACAGATTAGGCGAACCAAGTAGAGCAATAATTGCTGCTGGTATAACTAAACTATACGGTCCTCTATATGCTTACTAAAGCATAACAAAATCGTAACCAATACGATTGATACAGGTGACCCTAACAGGTCGCCTGTATTTTAAGAGTATAAATAGGTATATGATTAATATTAAAAATTGGAGAATATAATGGCAGACGAACTAAAACAACATCCATCAATAATACCCAGGTCTTCTATGGAGGCAATGGCCAGAACAGCAGGGTCAGCTGACGTATTATTTTCAGAAATACTAACAAAGGTAAATAACGCAAAAGATAAAGCTAAAAAGGTAGAGGTCTTAAAACAATATGACCATCCATCTTTAAGGATGATATTAAAAGGATCATTTGATCCTACTGTTGAGTGGGAACTACCAGAAGGAACACCACCTTATATGGCAAATCCTTCACCAAAAGGTACTGAACACACAATATTGAAAACTGAAGCAAAACGATTGTGGCATTTTGTCAAAGGTGCAGATAATAAAACAACAAGAACTCAAAAAGAAAGTTTGTTTATTCAAATGTTAGAAGGATTAAGTAGTGAGGAAGCAGGACTTTTACTTCACGTAAAAAATAAGGAATTACATAGAGTTTATAAGGGTTTAAGTGATTCGGTAGTAAAAGAAGCGTTTGGATGGAACGAATTGTATCAAACTGGTACTAAAGTAGAACAAAAATAGAACATTTTTTATCAAGTATTATCTAAATCCTTGATTTTACTTGATTTTTTGATGAAAATACTACTTGACTCTACGAGCTTTTTAGTCTATAATAGACTTATAAAGAATAAATAATAATGAAAGAGAGAAATATATAATGAAAGTGATATTGAAAGGGATAATGATATTTGTTTTATTTTGGGCTGGTATATCAATAATGATGTATGGTGCCTTTAGTGAAGCAGGAGCCGATGAATATGATGAGGCAGTAGTAGGACACGTAATTACACAGGTATTACAAAGTAATGATATTGACGCAGCTGCTGTAATGGAAGCGCAGTTAGAAAGAATATTATATAATATGATTACCGAGTTTAGTGGTGTATTACAAGAACACTTACCAAACATACTAGATGGTCTTGCTAGTGAAATCAGACAAAAAAATGATAAAGAGTTTAAATGTGCTCTTTTGAAGAATAGTCAATATGAGTGTAACTGAAGCAATATACGAAACATTGCAAATAATTTATAGTTTAATACCACAGGAATTGTTTATTGTAATCCTTGGGTGTTTTATATTATATGGTTTTTTAGAATACGGAGATAGAAAAAACAAGCAATGCCAAGTAAAAGAAAACAAAAAGTCAAAAAAAGATTAAAGAAAGAACTTTTATCTGTGAGAAAATATAAAACTACATATAAAGATATTAAAAAGTATTTTAGATTAATCAACGATAACGTTTTTAGTGGGAAATTATCTCCTTTTAATGATATCAATATAATGTATATGAATAGAAAAAAATATGTTGCTCAAGTGCTTATATTGCAATGGAAAAGAAAAGGAACAAATCAATTTAATTTAGAAATGAATAAGACATATAAAAATAAAAAAGAATTTGTTGATACGTTAGGGCACGAAATGATACATTTGTATCAGATGGCAAATTTAGGGGATACAGGAAACCATAACGATACATTTTATAGTTTTAGACCTAAATTAAATGCTATCGGTTTAGATATATAATATATAAATAACATTATGGATAAAGTGAGGATAAAGTGAGAAAAACAAAAGAATTAGATTCTTATTTAAAAAGAATAATATTAAAAGTTCCAGATGAACTTCAAAGATTTTTAGATGATGAAGAAGGTGAAATTTCAATGATTTATTATTCTGGAAATTGGTCAAATGACATTTATGATAACTTTACTGAAATACAAGCAGAAAAGATATTTAAACGTATGGCACAATTTCAGAATAAATTAATCTTCGTTCAGAAGAGATTAGAACAACCAGTTGGTGGATACGATTACCAAGTAGCGAGGTCCTAATGAAACAATCAACAAAAGATACAATAAAAAAATTATACTTGTATGCTAAACTTATAACAGTATTAGTTTTAATATCTGCTGTTACATATGGTATAGGTACATTTATGCCTAATCCTATTGCAGTTAAGAAAGCAACGGAAGAAACTAGAGTAGAACACGCCATTTGGGCAGAAAAATTAGGATTACACGAACCTAGTTTTGACTATACAAGTAAAAAAGAATTTATATTAGAAGTAAACAAGTGTGTTGATTATTTAAATTGGAAAACTCCACCAGGTAAAAGAGTACCAAT